AATGGATGATGCTTGCTCTACTTGTGGAATGTACGAGTTTGAAAATGCTTGGGTAATGCAGTTAATGTATAATCATATCGAAGACGAATCGTAACCTTGTTGCTAACAACCGAATAAAAACCACTTTACATCCTATTAATGCACACGTTTTCAGTTACTTATACGGTACTATTTCAAATTGATTTTGCAACTAACTATGTGTTTAATGAACATAGAGAATGTTTTAATTTGAAATCTGGTAGGAGAATTAAAAAAGTGACTAAAAACGGTATGATCGGGTATAATATTAAAGGGAAATTCTATTCACTAAAAAAACTAAGACCTCATTTAATAAAACCATTAAAACAAAACACACCATTTTAAATAAAACAAAATGACTGGAATAAACAAAGTAATACTAATCGGAAATTTAGGTGCAGATCCGGAAGTAAAAGACATTGGTGATAAGCAAGTAGCCAACTTCAATCTAGCAACAACTAAGTCGTACAAAAACGCAAAAGGCGAAAGAGTTGAAAAGACCGAGTGGCACCGATGCGTGATTTGGGGAAAGCCTGCAGGAGTAATGAAGCAGTACGTTAAAAAAGGGTCCAAAATTTATGTGGAAGGTGAAAACCAAACCAGAAGCTATGAGAAGGATGAAAATACGTTTTATGTCACTGAGGTTGTCTGCGACGAAATGAACATGCTTGACGGTAAAAAAGACCAGTAAGATCTAAAACCGGACTTTATGTTAAACTTTAAACTTGTGAGAGGGTATTTAATTTTAGCAGTCCGGTTTTTTTTCATCTATATCCTTAACTATATTGATTTATATATTGGATTTTATAAAAATTTTACTAGATTTATAATTTAAACAATAGTAAATTATAATCTAACTTTCTTTGAGCCGGATGAAAGGTACTTTAAACAGGTCTGCGAACAAGTGGAAGAAGCCACATCAGCAGAAGAAGAAACTATCTTATTACCGAAACCTGCAATGGATAAGTTTTTAGAAATAAGCGGAGAGATCAGCACAAAGTATAAGATTAAGTCTTTGTCAATAGCATTACTTAAAATGGTTGAATTATCTCAGTTAGCAATTGAAAATGGATTAGATCAAAATGGCAAGGAATAACACAGAAGTAAAGAAAAGTAAGTTCCTAGAGGTATTTAGGAAAAAGATGTGCAATATAAACGCTACGTGCAAAGCGGTTGATATTAGCAGGCAAACGTTTTATAACTGGCTAGACAAATTTGACTCCTTTAAAAAAAGTGTTGAAGAAATAGAAGATGCGCTACATGATGATGTTGAAAGCAAGATGCTAGGACAGATCTTTGTTGACAACAACCCGACTATGATGATGTTCTATGCTAAGACGAAAATGAAGCATAGGGGCTACGTGGAGCAATTCTCACATAATCACTCAGCAGAAGTTGTATGGAATGAGGAAAAGACCTACATAGAAGTTGGAGAGCCGGAGAGTAGTAAAGCAGCTAAAATGATCCAGACCTCATCAGCCGTAGTGGTTGAAAGTGAAGATAACGAGGAAGAATACAATTAACACAAGCTATATTGCAAGTTACTTTCTTTAAATAATAAAAATGAAGCTAACTGTTAAGCAAACAAGAGCATTAGATCTATTAGAGGACGGCACCACAAAAGAGGTTTCTTATGGCGGTGGTGCAGGAGGTGGTAAGTCTTTGCTCGGTTGTTACTGGATCCTAAAATCAGCCATGAAGTACAGTGGCACTAGGTGGTTGGTAGGTAGATCAGTACTCAAGCGACTGAGGGAGACAACCTTTGTAACTATGCTTGAATGCTTAAAGCTTCAAGGGCTTAAAGAAGGCACTCATTTTACTGTTCATAATAGCGACTTCGTTATACGTCTAAGCAACGGCTCAGTGATCTTATTCAAAGATTTAGCCAGAGTTCCCTCAGATCCTAACTACGATTACCTTGGATCACTTGAAATATCCGGTGCGTTCGTGGATGAAGCAGTACAAATTGAGGCTAGATGTAAAGAAGTCCTCATGTCACGGATCCGGTATAAGTTAGACGAGTTTAATATTTTCCCTACAGCACTGTTTACTTGTAACCCTGCAAGGGGTTGGATTTATAACCAGTTCTATATACCAAGCCGTGAGAACCGCCTACCAGAGAAACGAGCCTTTGTACAGAGTTTAGCCACGGACAACCCTCACTTACCTGCGAGTTATATTGAAGCCCTTAACGATCTTGAAAATAGTATTAAGCAGAGGTTACTGTTTGGTAATTGGGAGTTCGAGGACGAGGACGGTCAATTGTTTCCTTATGAGCAGGTTGTCGGAGCTTACAGCAACAACCGTGAACCAGACACAAAAGCAAGGTTTATATCAGCAGATATTGCACTACAGGGATCAGATAAATTCGTGATAGCTGTTTGGCAAGGCTTGAAAGTGCTCAAGATTGTCTCGATTGACAAGTGCGATCCGGACGAAGTTGTGCAGGTAATCAAGGAAATCGGTAATCAATACCGCGTACCAAAAAGCAACACGATCTACGATGGTGACGGTATCGGTCAATTCCTTACTGGTTATCTTAGAGGCGCGGTTAGCTTCCGGAACAATGCAGCACCATTTCACAAAGAAAATTACAGTAACCTTAAATCACAGTGTTTCTTTAAGCTGAGCGAAAAGCTGAACAAAGGAGAACTGAACTTTAGTTTAATCGAAGATCGGCACCGGAACGATATTACCAATGAGTTGACAGCAATTCGTAACGACTCACTAGGTACCGATAATAGATTACAAGTCACACCTAAAAAAGATCTCAAACAAATCCTAAACAGATCACCAGATTACGCAGATGCTATAATGATGCGGATGTATTGGGAATCCAAAAAGAAGAGCATTATGCCACCTGTTTTATGGTAGTTTATTAGTGTGGACATTTGTGGTCACTTTGTGGACATTTAAACATATTCTAAAATAAATAGATATATCATTTGGTATTCTTAATATATCTTCTTAGATTTACAATAAGTTAAAACAAACACAAAAACAAAAACACAAAACCATGACAGAATTAAAACCAACAAACGGAAGTAAATCATTTTACGGTAAAGCATATTACGAAAGTACTTTACACGGTACAGTCAGACTAAAAAGCTATGGCACGGTAGTAGCTGAAATTAATGGAAATGTAGCTGTAGTTTATGACTACTACTCAGCGACAACTACATCCTATGTAAACAGCTTCTTAACTACTTTCGGATTTAGAAAAGTAAAAGGAGCAGAATGTAAAGGAGGATTAAGCATTAATAAATAACAAAAATTCTTAATCCTATTCTAAAATAAAGTAAATTATACTTGGTATTATAATTATATCAATATAGATTTACAACTGAACAAAAATGTATAACTATGAACGAAAACACAAAAAGAACGCAGATGGCAAAACAAAATGCCACTGAGCGTAATCGAATTTCGACAGGCTTTATGAAGCCGAAAGCAAAACACAGTGAACTGGATTGTTTTCACTTCTTTACTAAAGGATTGCAACGGAACACAATAGGTATGAGCGCCAGTAAAGTGATAGTTCACAATAAGACATTAGTGCATAACATCAAAAATGAGTTGATGGGAATATTTAAAAACGGTGTGGTGCTTTATGTGGATTGCTCAGAGATCCAACAGGATCACGAAATATACCAAACACTTGAGCAGTTCAAAAGCAGAAAAATAGATTTGGTATTTTATAATAAAGAACATTTTAAAGCAGTAGAAAAATAAAAAGCTATGAATATTTTAACAGACAAAGAGTGTAAAGCGCTAGCTACCATGTTAGCAGAAAAAGACTTCCAAAGAAATAGATTAGCTATTTATCTGATTGAGAAACAGGGAACAATATACGTTCAGGCTAGTCAGTTTGACAACCTAAAAGAAGAGGTTAAATCAATTTACGATTTACAGCGAGTGATTCAGGATGGAGCCACTTACACAGAATTAGGCGCAACCGGAAACCGGTACATGGATTGGGTATTTGACACAAAGATAGTCTCGGGTGAAAGCAGAGGATCTTGGGGATCCATAACCTACAAATTAGTATTTGATAGCAAGAGATTAGAAATTACTTACCACAGAGGCAACGAAGATTCAAGCGGATGAATAAGATAATAGTAAGCCACGTTTTAATGCTACAATCAAAAGTTTTATTTACAGAGCAAACAGTTAGAATTTATGGAAAGATCAACAGTAATAATTTGTCAGTCGATTAACGTTCCCTCAGACATAATGGTATTTGGGTCCATGGCTAGTTTCTGCAGGAAATGCAATAAGAGTGAAGAGGATTCTAAAAGATATAATTATCAGCTACGAAAAAATGGTTGTTTTATAGTCCGGATTCATGGAGCAGCATTTATTATGAGGCGTGTTAGTTTTAATATAAATCTCAATGAGGCAATCGTGACAATTGAAAAGGAAGGTGAAGAAATTCAGTTTAAGTGCCTAACTAAACAAGAGGCGATATACAAGCTTAAATATACGAGTGATAACATCTACCACCTTGAGCGCAATTCAGTGGACTACAGCTTAATTGCAGCAGAGTCAGAGATCAAATCAATAGCTGATCTCAAAAGTTTTAATTCAACAGATTTTTTAACATCAAAAATATAACACTATGGCACCAGTTTGGAAAAACATATTTATTAAACCAGAATTGAAGTTTCTAGGATCTTATAAACATGAGCAGGATGGAGAGATTATAAAGCAACACTTCAAGAGCGTAAAGCAGTACAAGCGTTTCTGCAAGCTTATGAACGTTATACAAGTGGATATTATTGAAAAGTAGTTTATTCATAGAAACCTAAGATACGTTCATCGACAATTCTTAATATTTGTGCTGTTTTGTTTTGACATTCTCATAATATATCGTAGATTTACATTATATCATTTAAACAAACAAAAATAAAAATTATGAAAAAATTACACGAACAAGCACAAGTATTTCACGCTGAAAATGACAGGGAAAATAGCGAGCCTGCTAACCTGCTACAAAATTATCCAGAACTATTCAAATTAGTAATGCACGTTTTAGTGAATGAAGGGTTTGAGGCATCCAGAGAGCATGATGATTTTTGGTCGATTCAAAACTACACCTTAGACGATCTTGAGTTGTCGATTACTATTGACTTATGGGATTCCGATACAATGCGTACTATAGCCAATGAGAATACTCAGCCGGACGGCGTTGATGAAGATGGGTTTCCAGTTTACGACACTGATATTGAAACGGTGTACGATACTATAAATGAAAATATAGTGGATATTGTAAAAGACGAACAAAATTTAATCAATATAGAACCTGCGTAATTATGGACTTAACAGAATTATTTATGGATAACGTTAATCGGTTGGAGTTAAAAACTTTGACAGATAAACGTAACCTTGCAGCTGAATTAGATGACTTCGATATGGTAAAATATTATGACAAAACTATAGATGCCGTGAAAAAACGGATCGAGGACAGTGACAAAAAATAGGTATAGTTTTGATATTAATATAATATCCTTTATATTGGGCCTTAATCAATTTTGAACATAAACAGATTTATCATGCTATTAGATCAAATCAAATTACAAGCCGATCAAAAATTCAGCAAAGTGGATTCATCAGACTTTGCAAACAGTACTCAGTATGTGGACAAAATGTTTGACGTTGCCGATCAGTTGAAAGACGATTGCAACGCTTACTTCTTTTCCGGATCAATTACTTATTCAGTATGCGAATCCGCTCAAGATTATATTGACAGCAAAATCAAATCGTTAGTAAATCACTTAGTAACCGCTTAATCAAATCTTTATGGAAATGAACAGATCTCAGCTTGAGCGTGAGTACCTTAAATTAGGTAATCAGCTACAAGCTAATAACTTTGAAAATTGGAAAAATCATTGCTACTGGCGAATGGCTAACGACTATTCTACAGCCTCCAATAGTAGCGAAACAATACCTAAACCATATTATAGAAACTGTAGCTATAAGCAGCTTCTTAGTAGTGTCTTAGCACTTCAAAATATGCAAGCAGGTGGGATTCGTGTTGTAAAATTATACAATATGAACTCTTTAAAAATTCGTAACAAAATCAAATCTTAAATAGCAAAACAATGAACAAAGAACAAAGATTATTTAGACGATCCAAAAAACATTATTATACGTTAGATGTGGTTTATACAGCCATGGAAACCCTGGATGATGTAGAACAAATTAAAAGTAAAAAATAATATGGCAACTCAAAAAAACGTAGTGGTGGCAATCAAAAACGATCACACTGAATACCTAGCAGCAACAAGTTTAAAAAAGCTTTGTAACAAAACCGGATGGGATTATGAAAAGAATTTAAAAAATCGTAAACTTCCTATAGTTCATAGCGGTTATATGATTGAGCGTTTAGTTCTGAATTGATTTCATAGTTTTTTTGGTTAAAAGTGAAAGGGGTGGCTGAAAAGTCTCCCTTTTTTTGTGCAGCAGATAAAATATTGAGGTATATAGAAGTATATATAAGTAGTTGATAGTTTGAAAATAAGTATTTATATTGCAGTAAATTAAACCTCAGCAGCATGGCTTCATTCACACCAGATGAAATAATTGAGTTAGTAAAGTACAAAGTTAAAAACAAAGATAAGTGCAAGTGGATCAAACAAGCGCAAGAATATAACACCAAACTACTAGCCTTAGTAGATGGAAAAAACTTTCAAGAATTACTGAGCCAAGTAACCCACATCGAAAAAAGTGACGACAAATTTAAAGCACGAAAGAAATACAGCAAATCAATAAAGGATCTGAATGAACGTTTATTAAGACCTGTAGAAAATGTGTTCACCGCCACTGGTGGAAGCCGTGAGTTCAAGATGAGCGAGGCTCAAAACAAAAAGGTTATGAGCGAGCTGACTTATTGCCGAGGTGGAAAGTCTATGGCTAAATACATGAGCACAGTTTGGAGGCATACCTACGTGGTGGATCCTCAAGGCTTGATGTTCATGGAAGTATCTGAGGACGGTGAAAAAACCTACCCAACGTACAAATCAATTCAGAAAATAATTTACTACGAGCCGAAAGGTCAGTTGGTAGATTACGTGATATTCGACAAAGGTAAAGTTGAAGTTAATGGTCGGGTGCTAGATTGCTACAGATTTGTAGATGATCTAAATGACTTCACTCTAATTGGTGAGGATATTAATTCGATTAGAATATCTGAGGAAATGTCAGTTGGTGTTCATAATTTCAAGGTGGTGCCTGCGGTAATTAATTCGGATATTGAGGAAGTTGGTACAAATACAAAGCTATCTTTAATAGACAAAGTTATTGAAATCCAAGAAGAGTACCTTCGTGACAAGTCGATTCTGACTTTAGTAAAATTCCTTAATGGTTTCAAAAGCTTGATCCGTCCACGAATTGTTTGTCCGGAATGTAGCGGATCTGGAAAAGACGGATCAGGTGAAGATTCATGTAGCAAATGTGAAGGTACAGGCTTTCTTATCAATCGAGACATCACTGATGAAATAGTCCTACCAATAGACTTAAACAATCCGGAACAGCAGATCCCTAACGCTGCTACAATAGCCACATGGTTTGGTTTGGATAAAGAAACGTGGGATCAATACCGAGATGAACTACAGGTGTTAGAAATTTTGATGTACGAAGCTTTGTGGGGTACTCACATGCAGAACCAAGAAAATAAAACCGCAACAGCTAAGTTCATAGATACTCAGCCAGTAATCAATAAGCTTAATTCCATATCGGACAACGTTGAGTTCGTGGAACAAAAGCTTAGTGAGTATTTGGCTACGTTTTATTTCCCTACGCTTTCAGTCGATCAGCCAAAAGTCATTATCAATTATGGTCGTAGATTTATTATAGATCCACCAGAAGCTTTATTGGATGCCTACACTACAGCCAGAGAAAAAGGCTTAAACAGTGTTATTCTTGACAGAATGTATAATGAGTACCTAACTGCAAAGTATAAAGGTGATGAAGAACAGTTAATGGTGTCTATAAGGAAGTCAAAAGTCGAACCTTACATTCACTATACCGCGGAGCAATTGAGGTCAACCATGAACGCTCAATTGGCTTTACAAAAAATACTCTTTAATGAGTTTTGGAAGCAATTGACTAATGAGGAAATAAGAAACAATGAGGTTAAAACCTTGCAGAAGCAATTTGAACAATTTGTTTCAGATAAAAATATCATTCAAGAGCCAGTGGAGCCAAAGCCTGACAAAGAAGATCAGGAAGTAGAAGGAGATCCAACAGAAGAATAAATTTTAACTTTAAATAATAGAGCAATGAGCATGAAAGTAGCAAACGTATTCAGATACGTTATTGGAGCAAACGGAAAACCAAACAAAGACCATAAATCTTTGATCCGTGAGAAAGTTTTACTTGAGGAAGATTACATAAAAAAGATGAATAAGGCTACGAGTCAAAACGGATTGGAAGCGAAAGTCCTCACAAAAGAAACTGAGCAGTATTACAAAGAATGTGAGAAGATCAATGAAGAGCGCAAAGAGAAGGCTGAGGAAAGAGCACTTGCAGCTCAACTTGGTTTGAGTGATCGTATTCAAAAAAGGGCACGTAAGTCCACGCCTGAAAATAAAGAGGACAAGAAGTAATCATTTAAAAGAAATTAGTTATGCCAATTAAGAATCTGACTAACATTGAAAAAATGTTAAATCTTGAAGCAGGTTCGCTTCAAAAGGGAATAGAATCAGAGGACGATATTTCAGTAGAATTACCGGATTTGGTAATTAGGACAAAAGAACAAGAGGCTGAGTTTGAAAACAACTTGGATCAACAGTTCAAGCGCAAGTATGATGATGGAAAAGAAAAGGGTGTAAAGGATCTTATTAACGAAAATATTGAGCAGTTCGGTATTACGTTAGACAATGAGAAAAAAACATTCGAGAACTTTGCCAAAGCACTTGAGGATAAATACAAAAAAGAAGTCGGAAAGCCAAAAGACAAAAAGCTTGAGGAACTGGAAACAGATAACCAAGCACTTCGTCAAAATCTGGAATCAGTTCAGTCACAGTTCAATGAATTTAAGACTGAAACTGAGCATAGTAAAAAGAACTTAAAAATAGACCAAGAGATTGAGTCAGCAATTCCAAAAGAGGGGTTGGGTATTGATCGAGAGGACTTCAAAATCTTGTTTAAAAGCAAGCACCAATTTGATCTGGACGACAACGGAAAAATACTTGTCAAGAACAAAGATGGCGACATATTCAAGGACGAAAAAACACGAAGTCCGTTAGAAGTGAACAGAGTAATGGAATCATTTTCTTCTCCTTATCTAAGCAAACAAAAAGGCACAGGCGGTCAAGATGATGGTTTAGGTACTGGTGGAGCAAAAACTTCATACGATAAATTTGCTCAAGAAATGGAGGATAAAGGGCACAGAGAGGGATCCGAAGAGTTCCAAAGAGAATATAATAACAGAGTTTCAGAAGGTACAATGGAACTTTAGTTGTAAGTAATAAGTAAAATATGTATATTAGATCTTTCGATACAGAGGTTAATTGTATCAAGGCGCATCTAAAAAATCAATAATTTTTTTTAAACCTTAAACAATTAACGAAATGCCAAATTTCACCACAGCAAATCTAGTCAAAGCGCAAGCTATAATGACACAGATGTTCAACTCAGGAGAGTTGAGATACCGTCAGCCAGCATCGTTCTTACAGTTCGTGCAAAACACTGACATAATGATCCCAAGTCACAAGCAGTTGAGAACAAGAGAAGATAGAACGGTGGAAGCCAACTATTTTGCTAGATCTCAAAGAAGCTTGCAGTCAGCAAGAGCGCACAATCACACAGGAGCAAGAGGCGATTCATCAGTATTGACTCCAAGTTGGGATGTTTATGCGGATACATTCAAAATGAGTTTGAAGCAAGCGGATAACTCAGTGTATTCAATTGAGCAGCAATTAGCTCACGAGATCGGTCAAGTGATCGCAAACTTTGCAGAAGGATTAGAGACAGCAGCAGTTGACTACCTGTTTAACAACAGATCTCAGGTCAACACTTATGGCTCTCAAGGATCTTTCAACGGAACTCAAAATTCGTTTGAGATTGCGGAAGCAAATGAGGACAGAGGTGTTCAGATCATTAAATCAGCCATGGACTTTAATAAGTACCAAGGAATGAATTACGTGATCTTCTGCGACACAATTTTATACGATAAGTTTGAGTTCTTTGCGAATCAAGGTTCCGGAAACTCTCAGAACTTAACGTTCCAGTATTCAAACACGACTTTCGTAAAGTCAATTGGATTGGATGCTAAGGCAGCAGGTTTAGCTACTCCGTACACTAAAGGATTGGCGATTGCAGTGCCTGCAGGAATGATAGCTTCTTTAGATTGGATTCCTCAGCAAAACCGTCAAGGTATTGTGACTAAAGAGAACGTTTACGGTTCATTGATCAATCCGGTTGATGGATTAGTTTACGGTACTCACAGTTACGAGGAAAGATCTAATGAAACAGCTTCAAACGGATACTCTCAAGATGTGAAAACTGAAATGGAAGTTTCAATTGACATAGCTTTAGAGCACGCTCCATTGACGACTGCAAATGAGACTCCGTTACAAGCGTTTGCTATCGTATAAATGTTTGATGTAACGAAAGCCATATCAAAATTGGAAAGATTAGTGGGTTGGAAACAGCCTACTAATTTTCCATTTGAACTTACCAGTGCGCTTAAAGCAAGCACCAGTGGAAGGTTCGTGACCGATAATGACTTTGTTAAATTAGGTTTCATAAAAGACACTCAAGAAAATCCCTCAATAACTGAGGCAAACTTCAATTTATTGCTAGAGGATTTTACCAGAAGAGGCATTGTGGATCTACTTGACAAAGTATTTGACGAGCCAGATTTTTTAGATCGTCAATTGCTTTTCAAAAACACAAACAATAAGGTAGAAACCGAGCCATTCCCGACAACGGATGGTTTTGTTGGTTATCAGTTGGAGCCACCTCACTACCGGACGAACTATGCGTTTGAAATCAGCAGAGTAATTTTAGAGTTTAGAAATTTCCCTAACGACATAAAGCTTTTACTTTACAATAGTGCTAAAGATACAGCAATAAAAGAAAGTGAAGTGATTACCGTCACCAGTGAAAACCAAGTAGTCGAATTAGGTTGGATACTAGACGACACAGAAGGTCTTTACAGAGGGGAATACTTCTTAGGCTATAGAACTGCGGATACTGAACTGCAGCCAATCAAAAGGGAGTTTGAATCGGCTGACATAGCAAGTCACGTTAGAGGTCTTTATATTCATCCAATCTACTCGCCACAACCAAGCACAAATTTGTTTGATTTGGAGAACATAGATAACGTTGAAGAGACATGGGGGCTTAATATTGATTTGTCTGTTTATAAAGATTACACTGATTTGATTATGCAGAACAGTAGGATTTTTTCGGCAGCACTTCAAAAGAGCATCCAGGTTAATGTTATGGAAAGCTATTTATCAACAACACGAAGCAACAGGGATCAGCGAATAGCGGATGATATGCTTAGGAAGGTGTTGGTTGAACTGAATGGTATTTCAACTCAAAGCTACAGTTCGCAAGGATTGAAAAATGCTTTAGAGTCTGAAATTACAAACATGAAACAGGAAGTCCGCAAACTGATAGATGGGTATTCAAACAGAAACAAGGTACAAGTTGTAACAAGAAGCTAATGACAGGTATTGATACAGTCATATCGAATATTAAACGAAGCTTTGAAGATAGCCTTTGGAAAAATCTAAACACAACCTATTATGGAAAGGTGTTCAGAAATGAGGTTGCTTTAGGTAGCGGATCAAGCAAGATAGTAGCTGAGATCTTCGATGAAACAACCGGAGATTACAAAGACGTAATGTTTGATGATACAAAAGATGCTTTGTGTTTTTTTGATACTGGTGAGTTGATTACTGGATTAGCATTAGGACAACAGCCATTGAGAACTTTGAGAATTGTTTTCGTGGTCAACTTAGAGGCGGTAAACGGCAATTTTGAAAGAGACACCGAATCAGCTTATCTAAGCGTACTTAGTGTTTTACGAACCCAGCATAACCTTGAGTTTGAGGTAGAATCTATACAGACAGGTGAGGCAGCTTACAGTGGTCTTAATACTGATAGATTGAAGCAATACAACATTCAGCCGTACCATACTTTTGCTATAGTTGGGAAAGCTAAAATATTTTACAATAACTGCTAAATTTAAAAAGAAATGAGCAATCCATTAAGTTGTTTAAAAACACAAAAAAACATAGGAACTTCGTCTTGTAAGAAGTTGCCTCAATTACTCAAAGGGATGATTACAACGTCTGCAGATTTCAGTATCGCAGAGGACGATGTAAATGCGTTAGCCAACTGGCAGGACGGTATCTTTGCGACCAATAAAAGGAGTAGAATTTTTTACTGGCCAGTAGCTGTAAACTTGGAGAATCTTAATGAGGAATCCGTTTATGAGGAAACGCCATTGAGCACAATGAACGTTCGTGATGGTCGGTACAGGTTCAGAGCAAGCTTTCAAGAAAACCTTGAATTGCATAAATCAATGTTCACTCACAAAAATTTTCAAGGTCGAATTTTCTTAATCGACATTGAGAATAAAGTGGTAGGTACTAGAAGAGAAGACGGATCCTTCGCAGGTTTCACCTTGGATCTTTTAAATCCGGAAAAAATGACTTTTAACGATGGGTCAATCGTAAGTAAGTCAATGGTTTATATCTCCCTTCAAGATAACCTTGAGTTAGATAAATTTGGTCGTCAAATCGAAGGTGGTTTTCTTAGAGGACTTCAAAGATTGACTGATGCAAGCTTAACTATTGTAGGAACTCCAAGTTCCACTGAAATTGTAGTGAAAGTTACAAATGCATTGGACAATGAGCCAGTTCTAGGATTAAATGACGGTGACTTCGTATTGACTGACGGAGCCGGAACAGCACAAACGATTTCGTCTGTAGTTGAAAGCACATTGGTTGAAGGTCAATATACTTTATCTGGTACAGCGTTGGTTTCTGGTATATTGGATTTGGCTTCGCCAGATACTATCAGTGTCAAGGGATTTGAAGGTATTGCGCTTGAAATAACTATATAATCTACTTATGAGAGAAGTAAAAATATCTTATAATAAGGAGGTTGAAGTGCCTACGTTAAAAGAGTTTGCCGATATTCACGGCAAACACTTTTTAATATTTCCAGAAAAGGAAAGAGAGGAAAAAATTGAAGAATCTTACAAAAAAACATTTGGAACTGATGCCAAAAAAGAGCGGAAAAAAGTACCCGAAAAAAAAGGGAAGCAAAAAAAAGTAGAGGATAATGAGTTTAGACAAGATAGCGAGGAAACTGAGGGAACTGGATCTAATTGAGATCGCAGAAAAAGCTATTGTCAAAAACGACTCAAGCCTTATTAAATACAACACGGACGAGCAGCTATTCCAAAAGGGAATAGACTCGCTCGGACGTTCTTTAAAAGAGTACACGCCCACCACTAAGTTTCTCAAGAGACTGAAAGGGCAACCAACAAACAGGACTACTCTAAAAGACACAAATAGGTTTTATGAGGGCTTTGAATTAGACAGTAAACATTTCCCTTTTGGCATTACCAGTACCGACAGTAAAAAAGAAAAGCTTACTGAAAAATACGGTGATGAAATATTTGGACTAACGGATGAAAATGAGAGCGAATACTTGGATGAAAAAATTGTCGATGAAGTCTTGGATCAAGCAGAAGATAAGATACTTTCTGCTTTTACCATATTATAAAAGCTGCAGTACATTACCGCTTCAAAGATTCATTGAGATAGTAGCCACCAAAAATTACAACCTGCTTAAAAAAGGCAAGTCAATATTCACATCCGATAGCCTTTCATTAGAGGTCTGGTCAGATATTCTTT